TCGGCAGCGATGGCATGCGAGGCACCGCTTTAGCCGCGGGCGCTGCCTTGACTGCAGGCATTGACGGCGTCGTCATCTTGACTTCAGCCTTTCGAGGCCAAGGCTTGTCAGGCTCGCCGTATGCTGATTTAGGGATAAGCAGCGGCTCCTCGACAAAGAGCCAGCTCCACAGGAGCTTCGGGACCCAGTTAGGGCGTTGCATCGCGTTTCCTTTGCTCCAGAGCTTTACACGCCTCACCCGCGAGCTGGAGCAACTCAGGGTCAAGGTCATCAAAAAACACCGGTTCGCATCTGCTCGAGCAGCTTGTTGATCCGAAGCTGACTTTCAGTCAAGTCGACCCACACGAGCAGCTGGCCACAAACCTCAAGCAGCTCATTGCTACGGAGGTGGTTTGCGTTTGGTCCGCATGGGAGGCCTCGAGGCAAGCCGTCGCCGATGTAGAGGCCTAGGCCGTCGGCGGGCAGCTTGTTGCCTTTGCTCATGCTATAGAGCAGGTCGATCATCTCTTGGAGACGCTCACGAGAAACTAGCATGTTGACCTACGTCCTCCATGTTAAACGACCGCCAAGTGCCGTTCCGGTAGGCTGGGAGATGATTTCCTTGAGGAAGGCCTCATAGGCACCGTCCGAGCTAAACTCACGCTTGTAGCTGGTGAGGACCGAGGCTGAAGGGCCAAGGGTGTTCCGCACAGCATCAGCCACGTCAACGCCAATGTCAATCAATACGGCTGGACCGCCATAGCCTAGCTGCGCTCGCTGTGAGTCTGTCAATGTTCGGATGAGCTTCATGTGCATCAGTAGAATTGTATCTGATGCCGACCTGGATGTAAACGGTCAAGAAGAGTCGTGGCTTTCTGGAAGATGTAAGGGCGCTTGATGTAGGTCCACTTCGTCTCGAGCTTCTGAAGCGCGTCGACTTGAGCGCTCGACGCGCTCGCCTCGGTGAAGAAGGCTGAAGCGCCGACCAGGTGCCGCTTGTTGCGCCCATCGATGGCCCAGCTCCACTTACGGACCACGATCTCGCAGCGCATCACCTTGATCGGGCGCCACGGGTACTTGAGCTCGACGACGATGTACACGTCAACGTGGTTCATTCAAACCCTTCGCCACGCATCACGTCGATGATTTCGGTGTAAGCCGAACGGACGCCGTCATCGATGCCCCTCGTGCCTTGCTGGATGGATGAACAGGGTTGTGACCCGCTTCTTGCTTGAGTTAACGAGCGCGCAAGACTGTGTGGGCGTCAAGCCAGTTCCATTGCCAAACGGCTGTGTGAGCACGAACGTGCTCATGGTGTCAACCATGTCGCTGATAGCGGCTGCCAGGCCATCACGCCCCTTCTCCATGAAGCCAAAGAAGAGCAGGTCAACGAAGAATGGGTGCAGGTCATTGAACGTGCAGCTCTTCAACGCTTTGCCATTGATCTCAGGGTAAACCATGATGGGGCTCCTAAAGAGACGCTATCTCTAGCAGGTTGTTGGGCTCGTAGCCTTCGCCGTTGCCGTCGATGACTTCGTAGCCGCGCGGGTTTGACATCACCCACATGCCGTAGGCTGGGTTGTACCGCTTGGGCTGGTGGACATGGCCGTGCACCCAGAGGCACACGTCCTTGCAATGGGTCTGCATGGACTCGGTCAGGTTGGAAAAGTACCAGTAGTCGGTGTCGTCGGCGCGACGGGCGGTGTCCAGCGATTCATAATGCGGCGTCATGTGGGTGACGATCACGACCTTCTGGCCTGGCTCATCGGCCTTGCAGTTGGTGAAGATGTACTTCGCTGTCTGGCGGTGCAGGTCAAAGAAGTCAGTATGCCGAACCCTGCGGCGCACACGGGTGTCACCGTATGTGATGTGCCTGAAGTCATTGCCCATCGTCTTGGCGATGTGCTCAGCGATGATTGGGCTACGGTTGAAGTCCGTCCACAGCGTGCCGCCCAAGAACTTGACTCCGCTGTGTACCAGCGTGTCCCGCTCAAGCAGGGTGACGTTCGGCAAGGCGGCGCAATGCTTGCGAGCCTTCCGCACGGCTGATTGTAGGCTCAAGCCCCAGTAGTCATGGTTGCCAAGCACGACGATGACATGCTCGAAACGTTTAGCAACGTTGCTGATCCATGACCGGCCGTCTGCCGTCACTTTGAAAGGCAGGTTGTCGGTCCACAGGTCACCTGCAAGGATCAGGATTGACTCGCTGTCCTGCAGCAACACGCTCGGAGCCCAGACCTGCTCGACTCGGGTGTAAGGCACGAGCGGGCGACCCTTGTCATTGCAAGGAATGTCAAAGTCAAGGTGGATGTCGCTGTAGACGCGCAAGTACTTAGCCACGGCGTTTCCTCAAGGCGATCAAGCCAATGCCAGCAGCGAGCATGTACCAGCTCGGCGGCTCAGGGATGGGTGGAGCCGGCGGCAGCGGCGGTACGTAGACCGTGACAAGCCTGTTGATCGAAGAGTCAAACGATATCAGCTTCATGGACGGCGCACCAAGGGTCAAAGTCTCGGGAGCATCTGTCTCAAGCGGCATGGGCTCCAAGCTTAGCACCGGCGCTGGCTCTAGCGCAATGGCTTCGCGCTGAATCGGCTCGACACGTGCGGCCATGGCTCGGAGCTTAGGCTGTCGGTTGACACGGCTCAGGTTGCCACAGACTGTAGGCAAGGCGACGCAGTAGTCAGTCGAGCAGAAGATCATAGCACGTTCGGTTTGGCCTTCTGTCCAGGCGCTGCGGTCAACCTCATGGCATAGCTTATTGGCTCCGAAGTGCATGTCAAACAGCGGTCCGAAATCGCTGCTTACTGAGTCACGCGTGATGGTCACGAGCGTGTCATAGCTCTTGCTTGCGAGCAGCTCCTTCAAGCGAATACGGTCAGCGCTCGGGATGTCCGAGTAGTGGTCAATCGCAGCGGCAGGGTCTCCTGTGAAGCGGTTAGCCCCAGGATGCGCCCACGAGCAGGACGCGATGAGGGCGAGGGTGGCAACAGGCATTAGATCATCCAGGACTTGACATCAGCTGCGGTCGGGCCGTAGCTACAGAGCGTAACCGTGATGTCACGGCCTAGCTCTCGAGCGATGGCCTGCGGCAGGTCAGCGCTCAGCACCGTGGTCAGCTGACCTGCCACGGTAACGATGTTTACTTCAGGGCCAAGCTGATCAAGGCATGTGACCATCAGCTGAGGTCGCTTGACCACTAAGCCTCGCGAGAGCACAGCGGCTGACTTGTGCGTGCGGGCCACGTCAGCGTCAATCAATCCCTTCATGCGCAACAGGTTAAGCGGCGCACGGCGCAGCGAACCTTGCCACTGGTTATCAACGTTGGTAGCATCTGCCAGCTCTTTAGCTGTGATCGGCTCGAATTCAAAGCTCAGCGGGCCAGCGCCGTGCCTCGTTGTGTAAGCCCGAGTAATGTACAAGGGCTCGATCTCAAAGACATTGAGCTCGTAAGCCGCAACGGCGCCGGCAGCCAACAGGCCGGTAACCGACCGCGTGACGTAGGGGAAGTCACCCAACTGCTCGTCGAGAGCCAAGCCCTGTGCGCCTTCAAGGATGTAATCCTGGCCGTCGGCCATCGAGCCGATCAGGTGGTCCAAGCCTGCCTTGTCCAAGATCGTGAACGCTGGCATGAGCTCCGCTTGCAAGAACTCGGCTTGCTGTTGGTAGTTCGAGGGGCGCAACATCCTAGCATAGACATCATGCTGGACAAGGTCGTTCTCTGTGATGCCAAGCTGCTCGAGGCGGTGGGGCACGTAAGTCTCGCAGATGTCCTTGAGCAAGTGCGCGAGCTCTTCAGGCTTTGCACGGATGACTTGCTGAGTTCGCAACGGAAAGCCTGCATCGGTGCGGGTCACAGTCTCGTTGATGCCCATGCCGCACGAGCCGTGCCGTGAGATGCCGCGGCTCAGCTCAGCAAGCGAGTTAATGGCCATGTCATAGACGGTGGTCACGCTGCATTGCGGGTGGGTGAGAAGCTGTGGACGGTCTACGCCGACGACGTTCAACGCCGCCAGCTCCTTGTGGAGGGTGTACGGGTTGATGATGAACCTACTCGAGAGGTAGGTGCGAGCGCCTGGGACGAAGGAGCCGGCCCCTACATGCTGGAACACGTGGCGCTTGCCGTCAGCCGTCACTACCGTATGGCCTGCTTGCCCGCCGCCGTTGAAGCGGACAATGACCGGCTTCCAGCCTCGCAGCGCGTGCTGGTGAGCGAGGTAGTCAACCGTTAGACCTTTGCCCTCATCTCCGTAGTTAGCGCCGATCACGGCAATTGCTTTCATGCGGTCTCCTATGGGATGGTTGATAGTATATCAAAAAGCAAGCTATGTAAAGTAAAAACAGCGCCCGAAGGCGCTGTTGTTACCAAAAAACTGGTTTGAGTGGGTCAGGCTTGAGCTTTGGCTTGCGGCGCTCGAAGTTGAGCCCTGGATAATTACCGCATTCTCCTCTCTTGAGGTAAGCCGAGGCGCTCTTGGTCACACGGGCGTTAAGCACCTTAGCACCCTTGAGCTTGTGAATGGGTAGGCTGCTCATAGCTTCAAGCCTTACACCAGCTCACACCGTTTCAGCGAGGGCGTTGCCGAAGGCGTGCTCGAGCAGGGTGCTTTGGTCGGCAGAAGCGATGACCTTGCCGATTTCAGCGCCGCGGACGATCTTCAGGGTCGCCAGGATCAGGTCAGGCAGAGCGCGGAAGTCCTTGAGGAACAGGACGTTCGGGCCCATCAGGTCAGTCCAGGTGCGCCGCACAGCTTCGGAGCATGTGCGGGCGTAGTCGCCCTGCTCGATGACAATGTGGAACACGTGGTAGCGCTCCTTGGCCTCGGCCAGCATCTCGGCCGGCGTCATGTCCTGGTACTCGCCCGTGCCGAACACCTGGCGGAACTTGTCAGCGGTCATGGTCCGATACGGCGCTTCCTCGTCGCCCATCGTGAAGAGAAAGCCCTTCTCGCCCCGCTTGTCGAAGCAGTCGATCTTGGTCTTGTGGGCCGCAAAGTACCACGGCAGGTCGTAGCTCTCTGATCGGTTGCCGCCGCCGCCTGAGACCAAGAAGATCTCGCGCAGCTGCTCGAGGATCCGCAGGTCGGCTTCGAACTGGCTCACCTGCAGCGAGTCACGCACCTTGTAGGTGTGGGCGTCATCGACGCCCATGAACATGATGTGCGGGTTCGAGACCGGCTTGTCGGTCATGATCGCCGTCATCAGCGCCGGCAGGCCTTCCTTGGCGATTAGCGCAGCGTACTCACCCATGGAGCCTGTCACGTCGAGCGCGAAGATCAGCGGCGTGCTGGCCGGGTTGTCAACCGAGTCACAGGACTCGCGGATCGTCACCCGTTGCGGATCGAGCGCCGCCGGTACCGACGAGCTGGCGAAGACCTCGCGCGTCGACTTCGTTGTGTATGCCGTGCGGGCCGAGTAGTCCTCGTAGTCCCGCGAATTCCATGTTCCACCACCCATGATGGGCTCCTTAAAGAGGTTTGTGTTGAGCGTGCTTCCGAGCCACGCGTTCGTAGACAAGGCCAAGGCCTGCTACACAGACAGATGACGCCCACACAGAGCGCCCGTTAACACCTTCTGGCAGTACGAGCGGAGCGAGGGATACAACGATGACCTGGTCTTGCCCACGGTCGAGCGAAGCGTTGTCGAGAAACTCTCGAATGACGCATGCATCCTTGGTCACGACACGGCCAAGCTTGTTGACGCCGTCATGCAGCATCACGGCGTCAGGGTCAAGCCTGTTGTTGGTGTCGGCTACCAGGTAGAGCTGTTGCTCACCCAGCGGCTGGTTTGACACCTGCACGAGACGACTGAAGGCTTCCTTGACGCCTACAACAGTGACCTTTGACAGCATCTTGCTGACCGAGGCCGAGAGCGGCTCAAGCCCACTGAAGAGCTTAAACCGCACACGACCGCCGGATTCGATCAGCGATTGCGAAAAGGGCCGCCGACCGAGCCGGAGTTGTCATAGCTGTCACGCTTGTTGCGCTTACCGACGCCACCACCCATCAGCTTGGCCATCAGCATGGTCTGCATCATCTGGTTCATGCCGTTGGCAGCGCCAGGATCAGCTTGGCCCGTGCCCATCAGTGCGCCGACGCCACCCATCTGGGACATCAGCATCATCGGCATGATGTCCTCGAGGTCGCCGCTGTCACTGCCGAACATGCCCATCATCATCATCATGTTCTGCATCTGGCCCAGACCACCTTGGCCGCCCGGCAGCATCGAGATCAGCGAGCGCACGACCATGACGCCGCTGGTGTCCAGGCCGAGGACCACGACCTTGGGAGCGCGGTACTTGGTGGTGGTGCCGTCGGCGCGCAGGAGCTCGAAGGAGACGTTGACCTTGACAGGCTGCGGGACAACGCCGGCGACCACTGCCGCGTCATACGCGTTGCGGGAGGCCTTGTCCTCGGTCTCGATGCGGGCGACGACCCATGCTGGCTTGTCATTGGCCTGCAAGATCATGTCGCCGACCTTGACATCGCTGATCGAGGTTTGCTGAGCGAAGGCCGGCACGGCCATGCTGAACTGCTCGACCAGGTTGGTCGTGATGGTGGCGCCGTCGCCTTCGCCGTCGATGGAGGAGATGCCGCCGTTGCTGAGGATGCCGATCTTGCCGGTCATCATGTCCCAAACAACGTTGTCGACTTTGCGGAAGATCCGCGACATCATCGTTCCAGGGTTGAAGAATTTGTTGGTGTCAAACATGTAGTGTCCTTGAGCGTTTGAGTTGAAAACGCTTGGTAAACCCCAAGCTGGCTGTTGCTTGTGGGAATGAGACTACGGGGGATGCTGCTGAGGCATTTGAAGCTCCTTCAAATGTAGAAGCCGGCGGTATCTTTTACCAGCGGCGGGGTATTTACTGCTTGATTATACACCATTTTCATCGCGGTGTTATTTGGTCAAGTCAGCCAAGGTCAGCTTGCGTAGTGTGCCTGTCATTCCGTAGGCTCCGGCCTGCTCAGCTTGTGCGCCGTCAAACATGGTCGCTCGCTCGAGGCCAGCAGCCCACATTCGGCCGTTGTCATCGATCATCCAACCATCACCCACGCCGCTGAAGAGCGCGTCGCCAGCATAGCGAAAGTAGGCACGGCTGATGTCCTCGTCTGAGTAGGTGCGGCGGGCGGCTGCAAGCGCCTGCTCTCCCTTGCGCAAAGCCTTGTAGCCTCGCGCTGTACGCTCAGCAAAGTACGGGTCACCACGGCTCATATCGGCGCACATCGACAACGAGCCATGTAGGCTCACGGTGGCCGCGTAAAGGCGCTTGACCTCAAGCAAAAGCTCATCCTTGCTCAGGTTGTCCCATGGGGTCTCGCCAAATTCAAGAGGCATGTCAAACTTTCTTGCCTTGAGCCCGACCGCAAAGGCTGCACGTCCGGCGCTGTCTAAATTCGAAGCCGATAGGGGTCGACCTACTCCATTGATTCCAGCTATGAAAGCCGAAACGGCAGAAGAGGCGTGCCCAGAAAGACCGATAAGTTTTGAGCGCAGCCGGTCGAACAGGTTTTGCATTGGCTCGCTTATGCATGCTGCTTCCAGAGGTCATACGCCGCAAAGACCCCTTCGTTGTACTTAGCGAACGGTGAGACGCCCGCATTAGTCAGCTCGTCTCGAGTCAGCCAGTCAATGACCAGGCCCTCCTCAGCTGTCAGCCCGGTCAACGGGAATTCACGGCCCATCCAGAGATAGGTCGTGACCCAGTAGTTGACCTTGCCTGGGCAGAAGCCTGCATAGAGCGGCTGAAAGTCCGTCAAGAAGCTGCTCAGGTCAACCTCTTCGGCGGTCTCGCGGCCAATGGCTTCAGCGTCCGACTCGCCTGGGTCAACCTTGCCGCCCGGCAAGCCGAAGCGCGATGCGTTCTTGCGGCGTGACACGGCGAGGAAGAGATTGTCTGGGACATAGCCACCTTTGACGGAGCTGCCAGACACCAGCAAGCAGACGGCGGTTTTCACTTGACGGTGACCTTGTCGTGGCGAATATGGCAGAACTGCGGGAAGCGAGCGGCCCATTCGGTGGCGCCGTCAGCGAGGCTCAGCTCCTGGCACTCGATCATTGCGGTCTGCCCGAGGAACTCGGCCTGGTGGGACCAGACATAGGCACGGAACCACTGGTCACGGTTCATCGTCTTGAGGTTCAAGCCTTCGGCCGCTGCCTTCTCATCGATGAACTTCTTGGTGTCGGGGTCCGTCACCTTGAAGCCGCCGCAGTGGGTGAAGATCGGACGGTCGTTCTCGTCCCTGCCGCGCATGATCATGCCGCCCAGCTTGCCTTCGTTCTTCTTACCGGCGTCGCCTTCATAGAAGCCCACGATTTCGAGGTCAAGGTCAAGCACCGGCTTCCACTTGAACCAATTCTTCGAGCGGTCCCACTCGTAGAGGCCGTCATGATTCTTGATGATCAAGCCTTCACCCAAGCCGTTGATCGTGCCGTCGGCGTTGACGCCGTCCTTAAGCACTTCAGCGTAGAAAGCCTTCAGGTCAGCGATGCTGTAGACCGTCTTGCTCTTGCTCTTCGTGATCTTGGTCAGACCCAGGGTGGTAATGAACCCGAGAACCTCGGCCGACCGGCGATGCTGCGGGCTCGTGGCCGAACGGTTCTGCCAGACGCTCAGGGACATCCAGTCGAAGGCGAAGAACTTGCAGTGGCGGCGAGCTTCCAAGGCGTCGGCGTCAGAGCCCGAAGCCGAAGCTGTTTCTTGGAAGGAGCGACCAAGGACTTCGCCGTCCAGGACGAAGGGATAGCCGAGCAGCTGTTCGATCCGGATGAGCTCGGCGTCGAAGAGGCCATCGCACCATTCAGCCTTGTTGCCCGAGCGGGTCAGGTATTCGACCCTGCCGCCGTTGACGTAGGCCAGCAGGCGCTTGCCGTCATACTTGGCTTCGGCGATCATCGGAAAGCGCAGCTTGTACTTCTTCTCGAGGATGCCCGGCGTCAGCAGCACGTCGGTCTTGCGAACAACCTCCGGCTTCTCATCGATCTTGGCGGCGAGCATCAGCTCGAATTCGGGAAAAAAATCATCAGCGTGCAGCGGGTACAGCTTCTTGAAGACCGAGACGCCGGCGCCGCACTTGAGGTCCTTCAGCAGCACTCGCTGCAAGACCGTAGCGGTGCGCTCGGTGTAGGAGCCGAGGATAGCTGTGACAGCGGCCTTCGCGGCGTTGCCGGACAGCTCTCGAGTCACCAGCTGGTCGAGCAGCTTGAGGAACAAGCTGTAGTCAGGGTCGTCATTGGCGAAGACCTTCGGCTTGTCAAACTTCTTGATGTTGAAGACGCGATAGGGGTTCAGCGCCTCCATGGCGAGCTTCAGCTCGGGCCCTTCGAGGCCGCTCAACGCTGCGTGCTTCAGTGCATGTTGGCCGTGCTTTTCGGCCTCGAAGATTGCGTCAGCGAAGGTTTTGTGGGTCATTGTGCGCCCTCATTTTGGATATGATGATTGTATTCCTTTAGACTCAGCTTGTAAACTACAAGTATGCCTCTAAGTCATAGTCAATGAACACTTGCTCCGCTGCAAGCCTGCGAGCTACAGGAGTTGGGTGCTCTCGCAGCACGTTGATGAGCGCTCGCTTCGCAACGTCAAAGGTACTGCCAAGCGAGAAGTTGGTCAGGTCGTTGATCATGAACAGCTTTGATACCCCTTTGCATTCATGAGCAAAGGTGGCATACACAGAGAGGCAGCTTTTCGGCAGCTCAGTCACCTCGTGCAAGCCTCCTGGCAGCTCGAGCGATGCAAAAGCGGTTGCCTTCAAGCCGTTGGTTGTCTTGACGCCTGAGCACTGTGCAAAGTGCCCCGCCTCATAGTAGGAGGCTAAGCCGCTTAAGGAGGTAAGGCCGCTCGACACCACCTTGAGCGTGTCGGCTTGCTTTGCAACGCCCGCCAAGGTTTTAAGCGCATTGGCTTCAACGTGATACGTGCTTGTGATGCTAGGCCCGCCGACAAGCGTGGTCAAGTAGGGTGACCGTACGTCAAAGACGCCTAAGACTTGCTCAGGCCCGTCCTCTAAGCTGAAGACGTTGTTGACCGAGAAGATGGTTGTGTTGACGGTGCCAAACGCGACGTTAAACCGGCCGCCGCGGGCGAAGTCATCACCCTTGATCGGCCCGCTAACGTTGACTCGCCCTTCAGGCGTGACTGACCAGCTAGTTTTCTTCCTGTCGGTCCGAGTGTTGAACAGGAAGTTGATCTGTTCAACCTGCGAGGCGGTGACGGCGCCGTGGGCTAACGTGTTGCTGATGTTAAGCATGGCTGTATTTTAACACAGCCTACGCTAGGTCACATTTTAGCCATGTCGTCAAAGCCTGCATCGATCAGCTTCTGCTGAATCGTTAGCACGTCACGGCGGGTAGCGCTGCCTTCCTCCTGCAGCTTGACAATCTCATTGTACAGCTCAATGGGGAAGTCCTCGCCGAAGGTACGTTCACGGTCGCACTTAATGCCGCACGTCTTGGGGATCATGACAAACCAAGGGATGCCGCGTGTCAGCTTGTTGTACTTGATGTCTAGCTTTTTGCAAGTCTTTGGGAAGTTCTTGAACGACACGTTGTTGCAGCTCGAGAGGCTGATCTCTGTAGCGCCTTCAAGGCCTTCCAAGGTTTGCAGCTTTGGCATCGCCGTGAGCTGTACCTCAACCTTGTCGCCGACCAGCTGCAAGCCGACCAACGATGTCAGCTCTGGGCAGTTGACGACGTTGAGCTTGTGCAGAACTTTAGGGCTGTGCTTGAATGACGCTAGCTTATTAGGTACGCTGCTGCTGTCATAGCCGGTGGCTTGCTTAGTTGCATGCCCAATCTTCAGCTCACCAGCCTCAAGGTTCTCAAACCCCTTCAATGTGGTCAGTGTGCCAAGCTCGATGATCAAGCGAGCGACCTCACCCTTTGCAAAGGAGAACGGCAAGGTGCCAGGCGTGACTAATTTGTCAAGCTTGAGGGTGTTGTCATTAGTGACTTTGACTGTTGACGCGTCAATCGCTTCTAGCCCGTCAATGCCCGCAACGTCAAGCATCTTCTGCAAGTCAGCCACAGTCTTTGCGCGCTTAGCGATCGTTTCGTGAAGAAGTGTTAGCAACATGAAAAAGCCCAGGAAGTCCTGGGCTATTTATGTGTGGGCGGGATCCCAGTGTTACTTCTTCCTGGACGTGGGAGCAGGCGGTGGCGGCGCCGAGATGCGGACTGCTGCCTTCGGAGCAAGGGCAGGTGCAGCCGCGCGAACAGCGGGCGGCGGTGCTGCTACCGAAACCTTCGTCGGAGCTGGCACGGCCGGTGCGGCGGCCTTCAGGTCCATCTTGGTCGAAACGGGCGTAGGCGCCGCTGCATAGCGGCCGGTCGAGTCATGCCAACGGCCTGCCGAGTCGCGCGAGTAGCCGGCGTATGGGTCACGGTAGACGGTGCGCTCGCGGATGACCGTTGTCGTTTGCGGCTGATTGTTGTTGCTCAGCATGTGACCGAGCGCCATGCCGGCGACCAGGCCGGTGGCAGCGGCAGTGCCGCTGTGGTCCTGCTGGATGACCTGCGGCTGAGCGTAGACCACCTGCGGCTGTGCTTGCTGGTACACGACCTGCGGCTGAGCCTGCACCACCTGCGGCTGTTGATAGTTGGGGTCAGCGACCTGAGGTTGCACGACCGCTTGCTGGCCGCCAGGCACGCCCGGCTGGACCAAGACGGGTTCAGGGGCTTTGCTGCATGCGGCGAGCGCAACAGCCATGATGAGGGCGAGATGAGAAAAACGCATGGTCTGTCCTGTCAGAGGTTGTAGAAAGTTCGAAGCCAGTCGAGCGTCCAAGCCTCAAGCTTGTGCTTGAAGTCAGGGTCCGTTGAAGATGGCAGGCCTGATGCGGCTGAGAGCTCCTTCAAGGAGTCCAGCTTTGTGACAAACTCGTCTTTCAACGGCTCAAGCGGCAGCTCACCACGCTTGATTTGCAGCAACCGATCGACCTTCTCGGGCGAGTTCGGCAACGTGATGCGGCGATGAGAGCAGCTCGATGCCCTCATCGATGATTCGGACAGCGTGCATCATCGCTTTCCAGTCCACGTTGCTCTCCGAGGCCTGGTTGGCGCGGGTGCCGTACTTGTTGATCAGCCCTTCAGCGACCCTGAGGGAATGCATCAGGGTGTTTGACCATGGGAAGGTCTTCTCAAGCACCGTGAAGCACGGACGCATCCGGCCTTCGCCGATGTCGTACTCGGTCACCTTGAAGTACTTCGGGTACTTGGTTTCGAGAGCCTTGAACTTGGCCAGGTGCTCGTCACGCTTGCGCTCGACTTCGGCTCCCAGCTCTTCGCCGTAGAACTCCTTGTAGCTCGAACCCGTTTGCTCGGCGATTGTTTCGCCGGCAGCAGACAAGCTCGCGAGGTTTTCCTTGTAGGCTTTGAGGCCAGGGTCAGGCAAGCTGTCATGCAGCTGGTCATCGCCTGCATCAGTGTCCGTGAACTGTGTCGCCAGCAGGTCACGGAACTCGCGTGCGCAGTTGAGCCGCTCGCCCTTGAAGGAGTAGATGTTGGCCTGGTTGAAGACGTAGCCCATCATCGCCTTGACGTTCGAGGTCAGGAACTGCGTCCGCAGCTCAGTGACAAGCTTGATGAGCTTCTGGGCGTCAGAGTGATCAAAGAACTTTTGATCAGCATGTGTGCAGTCTATGCTGAAGGCCAGCTCGATTGCGTAGGTCTGGCCAGCGACAAAGTCTTGGATGAAGACCTGCAGCGGGATGTCCTCTTGGTCCACGTCATCGACCGAGTTCTTCGTGTTCTTGGCCGTGTTGGTCTTCTTGACCCGGTTGACGATGGGCTTGCCCAAGAGCAAGTCATTCATTGACGGCAGCACGATCCGCTTGATGTCCAAGTCGGAAGTCGGCGTGTTGGTGCCGTAGAGGTGTGACCCGAAGAGGGTCTGATAGAGGAGCTTATCCATGAGGTGAGACTATATCACCTTCCGGTCAACTTGTAAACTAAAGAAGCGAACACTTGAGGGCTAGTAAATACCTGCATGGATTTCTTCTTAGTATACAAAACTACGCACAGACCGACGGGCAAGTTCTACATTGTCAGGCACGTGACTACAAAGCTAAACGACGGCTATTACGGATCCGGAAAGATCATCAAAGACTACTTGAAGACTCATCCCATCGAACAGTTTGAAAGAGCAATCTTGTTCCATGCATTCTCGATTGCCGATATGAAGCACGTGGAAGCCGAGTTAATCATGGAGCACTATGATGATCCCAAATGCATCAACGTAGGGAAGTTTATCGACTCACTGCCAATCATGTCGGATGAAGGTAGGGCCGCTCTAAGCGCATACAGAAAAATTACAAGATGCCCGATGAACTGAAGGCTAAAATCTCACAAAAGCTGAAAGGACGGTCAACGGTCTCTACTGAAGTTAGACTGGAATCCTGGACTCTAAAACGGCGAACAACTCGAAGTGTGTCATATTCAGGAGATGGCAATCCAAGAGCTAAAGCTTGGACAATTAACTTTCAAGATCAACGGCCGCCTCTTAAAGTGATCGGCCTAAAAACTTGGTGCAGGGAACATGGTGTAAAGCACACATCACTCATAGCGTCACAACACACCAGCTCTTATTATCAAGGAATGAAACTTCATCATGGCTAAAACACCCCCATTGGTCTTTGAGACCATTCAGAATGACCTCAATTACCAATTTCTTACATTGATCGAGTACAAGCGGGTCAAGTACCTGACCGTCGTTGAGAACGTGCTCAATAACGAGATTCACGCCTACGTGCTTGACAACTTAGCAGCTGAAGGGCTTGACCAGCAGTGGTTCCTCTCGGTCGCCACTCGCTGGTTCTACGCTGCCTCTGACCGCTACCCGCTCAGCTTCGAGTTCACCAAGTTTGGACGCGGCGATGCGGTCAAGAAGGTCCTCAAGACCTTCAACATCAACTCGACCAGCCGCGTCATTGGCAAGCTCTTTGTCTATGAAACTTCAGCTAAGCCGAAGATCAAGCGCCGTAAGGTTCAACAGTACGTTGAGGTCGCGTCGATCAAGCTCAAGGCTTAATCGTAGACCTTGTGGAACTCGATGCCGAAGGCCTCAGCGAGGTCTTCAGCCAGCTTGACAAGCTTGCGCATGCCATCGCTGCCGTCCTCGTCATAGCTGGCTGAAGCGATGACTTCACCGTTGACCTCGATGTCCCAAGGACCTTCGTCCTCATTCTTGCAACGCGATGATGCTTGTGCTCATGTGTTATCCTAGAAGCAAGTGGTAAACGAGCCCACCCAAACCCACGACGAAGTCAACGGGAACGGCGAACAGGGCCGAAAAGAAAGGGCCGAAGTAGCCGGTCCTGTCGAGCAGCGCGATGCCGACCACGAAGAAGATGATGCCCGTAACATGAGCTACGGCGCGGAACTTTGGGCTCTTAACATACCAGAGCCCAAGAGCAATCACAAGCAAGTACCAGGCCATCATTCGCTCCTATAGACCAGCATCTCGACACGAGAGCCTTTGGCTGCCACAATAATGAACACCAGCGGTTCGCTCATGAACACCAGCTTGGTGTTCCAACCTGCGTCAACGAGGCTGGCTTGAGCGTCAAGCGTGTGCAGCCGAACGGCTGCCTTGTCACGGAAGTTCAATGCGTGCGCTGACATCCGCAGCGAGTCAATCTTTAGAGTGTCGGGGTCAAGCGCCTTGCTCATGTACAGTATCGCCGCGTCTAAAGCCTTATGCCTTTTCTTACTGCTACTATGACTGATTAGACGCAAGATGCCTGCGTAAATCCCACAACCCACGAGAACTGTCATGGCACCGGAAAAAAGCAGTTCGGGTGTCATGTAAGCCTCAGAAGCCGTAGTTCTTGTGTGGGATGCGGCTCTTGACCTGCCAGGCGTTGTTCGAGTCGTGCTTGAAGCACGGCGCGAGCTTGGCTGCCGGCTGCTTGAGGACCAAGCCTTCATCCTCAGGCTTGAGGTTGTCAAACAGCTTGTCGAAGCCTGCCTTGAAGTTCTTAGCGAGGGAGACGTGCTCGCCGATTCGTAGCTGAGTAGGCTCGCTTACTTGCTGAGGCCAGCGCTCGCGCAGCATGCTTTGCCGATCCCTGAAGGTCGTGCCCACCAAGTGGACGCCGTCACGGACGATCTGGTCAAAGATGTAGAGCTGGTCCTTGATGTACGGCGTCTTACTGTGCAGCAGCTCAGCGACGAAGACATTCCAGGTAGGAGGACCTACAAAGAAAGCAGCGTGCTCGCGCTTCGGAGTCCACATCTTGTGGTCATCGTCATGGCGAGTCTTGAAGATGACCTCAGAGCCGCGAGCGAAGATGACGGTACATGTACCGTTCTTCTTGACCTGAGCGTGCCAGCCCTCGCGCTCGTAGTGGCTCAGGAGATCACGAGGCACCTTGACCTCAGGACGAGGAGGCCACAGATACGTATATTCTCTGTACTTCATGTTGC